TCTCGGTTTCTCTGAGCACAGTCACTATCAAGCTCAACCTCATTCAAGTTATTAATAAATTGCTCTTTTGTTTCATCTTGGCATTCTTCAGTTGAGCCATAGTTTTCGACGAAATAGTTGTAGACATCTTCTTTTGATTTGGCTGCATAAACAGCTTCATCAGGATTTGTAAAAATCTTATATCCGTTTATTTCTAAGTCGTTCATGCTGCCACCTTCAGTGTTTTAATTGCGTCATCTATAGCTTTGTTGAAGTTGCGAACATCTTGCTCTAGTGCTTCGATAGCCAAGTCTTTCGCAAACACACGAATAATGATGATCTGTAGTCCTTCTGGTAAACGTGGGTCATAGCTCACAAAGTCACACCATTCACGACGAGTACAAGCCAATTGACTAGTGATTTGCGGGATGTACTCATCTGGCACTTGCTTAGTCAGCAAGGTATTCAAATGCGTTGTAGTGTCTGGGCACTTAACTTCGATTTGACCATCTTCATTAACAAGCCCATCTGGTGAAGCCCCAAACATTTCAATGAAAGGGTGATCTATTAGGCCTGTTCCAACTACAAAGTTACCCGTTTCATTTTCATAAGCTGCTATTGCATGAGGCTCGTTATCGATACCCCATTGCATAGCTTGGTTAGTGAAGATTTCTTTCTGAACGCCAGTTAGGCGCTCAGCTAGAATAGTTAAACCCAATGCATTTAATGCTTTGCCTTTATTTTGCTTTGCATTTAAATCCTTTACTCGGCTTGCTGTGACTTTGCCACAGCGTTCCGAATGCCAATCTTTACTACGCTGGAGAATGTTCATACACTTGTCCTTGTGGTTGATCAGCATGTTGAGCTGCTTCTTTTAATGAAGCGCTATGCTTAGTCCAGAAGTATTTTTTGCAGTCGCCCTGAGGCAATTCAGCGTAGCCAGTTTGCAAGGCTTCTGTGCCTTCCATTGCCAAAGCGCGCATGTTATCTAAATGCTGCTGCTCATAGGCTTCATAACCTTGAGGGACATCTGAACTAACAGTCTGAACGGTAGGGATATGACAATCATCAATACGACGAGCTTCGTCTTCGTCATAAATACCTGAGAAGCCGAAGGCAACACGGGCACATTGAATTAAAGCCTTATGACGTAGCATCCGTTTTGGGTATTTTTTCCAAGGTTCTGAATTACCCTGACACTCGGATAAATACTCAGTCACAACAGTAGGGTGGTTGCGGTCTTTACGGAAAATCTTGCATGTGCATGACTCATCATCTTGTTCAAACTGGATACCATCACATACAGGATTGTCATTAATAATGCGTGCCCATCCATCAATACCAACAACTGGTGTGATGCCGCCACCTTTGGCAGGGAATGCATAAATTTCTTTTGTAAAAGGATTTAGCTTGTACTGGTTTGCAACAATTAATAGAGAAAGAAATTCATCATTTGTTGCTTTCTTAAATACTGTATTAACAAGAGTATTTGCTAACTCAGCAGGATCAACATCTTGCATATTAAAAGCTGATGCAATCTTGCTAACTTGTGACAAAACAATATTACTCATCTTTTAATCCTCAAAAATTAATAGATACATGTGGAACTAAGCCTTTATTGATGGCTTGCAAAATCTCTTTTCCTTTTGCTTCATCAATACCCAAAGCCAATAAGCCTTTAAGTGCTTCATTACAGATTTTTTTACGATGTGCTTGGTTAGCTTGGCGCGCTTCTTCTGCTTGGCGTTCGGCCTCTAGCTTCACAGCTTGTTCAGCCTCAATACGTTTACGTTCTGCTTCGGCAGCATGTTGAGCACGCAATTCAGCAGCTTCTTTTTCAGCCTTTAATCGAGCTTCGCGTTGTTCTGCCTCAGCCTTTTCACGTTGTACACGTTCAGCTTCAAAACGTGCTTTTTCTTCCGCCTCACGGGTCGCTTTTTCGGCAGCTTCACGGGCAATCTGAGCCTCACGTTCTTGTTGCTGGCGAAGTATTTCAGCTTGGCGAAGACGCTCTAATTCAGCCTGCTCGGCTTCATGTTTTTCACGAGCAACAAGAGCTGTACGAAGTGCTTCAATAGTTTCAAATTTTGCAAGTTTTGCTTCCTGCTCATATTCATCAAGAGATGAGTCAACAACTAAACTCTCTAGGGAGTCGATAGCTTTTTTGATTTCCAGTGATGGAAGATCAAAACAAAGACCATACATAACTTTGATATTTGAAATAAACTGGCTATGCTTCGCTACACGGTCTTTCTCAGCTTGCTCCCAAGCATCACGAGGCGCTAAAACCTCATCACGTAATAAATCAAACTTCTTAACAATTGAGATTCGATCATCATCAATCACTTTGATTTGAGCTTTTTGTTCAGCTACTAATTCTTTTCCACATTTCTCAATAAGAGTTTTTGACTTACTGATTTTCAAAGCAAGCGAACCAATCGCATCACGGCCTTTCTTAGTGCTTACATCTGGCACATGAGAACGAACTTCTTGAGCAATACGTTCATACAATTCATCTGTACCACCACGTTTAGCGAAAGCCGCTACAATTACGTTTTGTTCTAATACTTGTAATTCATTAACTTGTGTATTTACTGGCGCATTCATAATCTTCTCCTAATTCTTTTCTGCTGGGCGTTGTTCTAATGACAACTCCCAATCTGAAATTGTTTTTCTTGGTTTATTGCCAAAGAAGTGAAGGTATTCATTTGAAGGCAGCCACTTACCGTAAGTCATTGGCACAGGTGTAACATCAAAACCAAAAATATCCCCATTTGAATCTTGTGCAATGAATTGAACTTCTTCAGGTGCTTCCGACCAATCGTATTTAGTCTCCATCACCCACCTCTCAACTCATTTCTAATTTCTGCTAATCTTTTTAACGTTTCACTTAAGTAGGCGATTTTTGTCTTAATAGAAAACTGATCACCTAGCTCTAATTGGATTTGTTCAGTACCTCGGCCCACATAACGCAAGTGAATCCAATTGCCGCCATCAGTGATGACTGTATCTTTCTCACTAGAAAGTGGAAGGAGGGTATTTACAGAATCTTTAATAAGAGCTTGAAGTCTTGATACTTCGATAATTTCAGGATGTGCATTCATGACATTCACCATGGAGCGCTTAAATGCGCTCTCTAATTCCTGATTCGATAAGATCTTTAATCTCAACTACATCCAAACGATCAACGTAAGCTAATACCTCGCCATCTTCGTCATAAACGCGAATGTCTTTAATCTCGTTAATTTCAACTTCACGCCAAGCTTGATAGCCGTTGCCATCAATTGAGTACTGAGCATCAAAATCAACTTCTAAAGTGAACTTTTCATTTGCAGTTTGAAGTACTGCTTGTTCATTTTCAGGGTCGATTGATTCAACTTTGAAAGGAGCTGCAACCGTTACAGGTTCTTTGTTAGCTGGGGTAAATGCATAAGCAGCAGTTAGAGCACTAACTACTCCTACGAATCCCATGGATTTGACTATGTTGGCTTTTATGTTCATACTTATCTCACTCTTTGAGTAGCCCTGCATCCGCCAAGATTGTTCAGGGCTTTTTAATATTCGGTAGAGTTATGTTCAACTAATTGAACATTAATGTCAATACTTTGTTCAATAAATTAATTAAAAATGTTCAATATTCTGAATTCATGCTTTAATAGACAAAAGAAAACCCACCGTGGTGGTGGGTTGTATGGAGTTTATTATGAATAGGAATTGGCAAAGTTCTAAAAATTATATAAATGAAAAACTCTTAAATAGTGAAGAGAGCATCACCTTAACAAAGTCGGTTGAAATTAATTACAAGTCCGTAAGCATTCCACCTGCCGAACAAGATCATATTAAAATTCAAGCCCTGTCTTTTTTCTGTGACAGCCTTTTAGTGTACGCAGAGACAGAACAGGATGAATTTATATTAGGCCTTAACAACCACACTTATTTGGAGTTCAAACGCAAGCACAATAACGATGAAAAAACTAACCAATTCCAATTGATTGGAGTACGTTCGGTAGACTCTCTAGACCAGCATCAAGTAGTTTTGTTGCAAGGTGTGTTAGCGAATCCGCAGGTAGATTTTTTATCGCTGAAGTAATGGATTCCTTTTGGGTTTCAGGTAAATCCATTTGGCTAATTTTATCAAACAGTAGTGTGCGAAATTGCTCTTCATCAATCTTAACAAAGATAGTGTTGAGCTTCTCGTTTACTTCGCGAGTTAGGCCGCCATCTTTTTCCAAAAAATCGTAACCCGTGGTTGTTAGCTCTGAATAACCAAATGAGTCATCGAGGTTTGTTAGGTTTTTCACTATTAAGCCATGATCAACAAGGTATTTAATATTGTATTCCAACTGGTTTTCAGGAAATTGCTTCTTCAGCCCATCCAAATAAAGTGCTTCGCCTTTGGATTGGCTTTGAGATGTTAGTTTCAAAATCTCCATCCATATATTTTTATCAATCATTCTTTTCTCCACCCGATCTGTTGTAAAGACTGTGTCGGGTTCACAGTTTATTAATCTTTTGTGTTATTAATTTTCTGCCCCAACTTTCCTTCTTTTACCAACTGAACGACTTGTTCATTCGTAAGTACAGGAATAAAGACCTTATCGCCGATATCTTTAGAAAGAATCTTTACTTCTTCGGCTGTTAGCACCAAAGCTTCACCATGTTTCGCAGCATCATTGATGCGAGCAATAATCTGGTTGATTGGTAGTTTTGCGTTATCCAATTCCATTCTCCTTTTTTAACCTGCACGCCAAAATTGGCGACCCATAACTTTAAAATTCAATCCATTTTGCTCCGTGACTTCACGATCTCTGTATTTAGGATTTAGGCTGTGCAGAATCAGTTTCCCGCCTTCTTCCTTGAAAATCTGCTTAATCATGCCTTCACCCTCAAAGTAAACAGCATAAATTTGACCATCAATAATGTCGGTTTGGGATATATCAATGCCAACCAAATCCCCATCCTCAATCTTGTCCGCCATACTGTCGCCTTTAGCCTTGATGATGCGCATGCAATCAGGATGAACATTTTTTTGTTTAAAAAAACTAGGTGGGAATGGCTGTTTTCCATTGATCACATCAAAGTGAAACTCTATAGATTCTCCTGTGCCACAAGAAAAACTTGCCTCTACCACATCAATCCAGATAAATCCATCATCCCCACCATACTCAACTACTGACGCGCTTTGAATATCATTCACATCAAATGATGATTCATCTTTCTTGGATAGGCCGTGCTTATCCATAAATTCTTGCATGTTGAAGTTGGTTAAATTTTGTTTTTCTTTTCCAGTAAGAATCCATCTGGATGTTGTTTTTAATGCGGTTGCTAGCGCCTCAATGTGCTTTGCGCTCGGATTATTACTTCCATTTACCCAACCAGAAACAGTTCCTCTAGCAGCGCCAGTGAGCCTCATTAAATCCGCTTGAGATAACTTTAATTCAGCCATTCGAGATTGAATGCGATCAGAAACAGAATTATCCATCGTTCAAAACCTTATATCAGATGTTCAAAATTATGAACAAGAAGTTTGACAAATGCTTGAACATGTTGTTCAATAAGTTGAATTAATATGTTCAGGAATTTGAATATGAATGTAGAGCATTTGAGGGAGTTCTACGGTGTAGAAAATAACTCTCAACTAGCCAAGAAAATCAAAAAAGCACGCTCAGGTATTACCAAATGGGAGCAAGAAGGCATACCACCAAGAACGCAAGCTGCCTTTGAAGTATTAACAAATGGAAAGCTAAAGGCTGACCGTCAAGCATTAACTGCCTAGGAAAAACCATGACTAAACGTAAACCAAAGAAGGATGCGTCTATCACCATCCATATGCCAACAGACCACAAAGAACAGTTGTCCTCATTGGCTGAAATGCTACGAGCAGGACAGGGTGCAAGTGAGTATGTGTACGAAACGTTAATCAAGCCTCATCTCCAAAAATTGAAAGCTGAGACGAAGATTAAACAAAAGATTTTCGGCTTAACAGAGAGCGATAAAAACCATGAGCTGCATTCAGATTTATCAGTGCGCTCAGAAACAGCAGACATTAAAAAAGCCTGATTTCGTGGATCAGGCTCAATGTTCAATCGGAGAAGGACCAAATGAACAAATCAATACTAACAGAACAAACCCTCTCTGTTCAAGGAGGTGTGTAGTGCATTACTACAAGCGCAACATAGGTGATTATGCAAAGAAAGCAGGTCGTTTGACTATGCTTGAGCATGGTGCCTATAACCAGCTGCTTGATGCTATTTATGACCGTGAAGAGTTCCCAACTTTAGAGGAGGCTCTAGATTGGACTTGGGCACGTGATGAAGCAGAAATCACAGCAGTTAAATTCGTCTTGAGTAAGTTCTTTGAGCTTCAAGACGATGGTCGTTATGTGCAAAACCGCATTAAAGAAGAGTTAGATGCATATAAATCTAAAGCTGAAAATAATGCACGAATTGCTAAAGAACGAGAGGAAAAACGCAAGAATGGTAAACGTTCTGCAAACGACTCGTCACCAAACGTGCACGAAACGTGTGAAAAAGAGCACGAAGCGTCACCTAACCATAAACCATTAACCAATAACCATAAACCAATAACCAGTATAGATATTAGTGAAGAAGAATCTTCACAAGTGAGTACAAAGGCTAAAACACCTCGCATCACTAAAAAACAAGCTGCAATCAATGAACTTGTTTCACTTGGTCTTGATGTGAAGTTTGCTCAACCAATCATTGAAAAACGAAATGGTAAAGCATTCTCAGATGTTGCCATGGATGAAATCAAAGAGCAGGCAGCACTTGTTCAGCTTACTGTCATCGAAGCACTTGAATTCGCTGCAAGACAGGATTGGGGGTCATTCAGAGCAGATTGGTATCAAAACCGAGTAAAGCAACAAGCTCATCAACCTGTTGCACAACAAACCATTTCAGAACAAGCGAAGTGGGATGAGTTCCTAAACAGTGGCACAAGCTTTCGAGATGTCACACCAAAAAAGTCGTTAATGATTGAGGAGGTGGGTCATGCGTGAGTTCACCTTTGAAGACGCTATTCGCCTAATCGGGAAAATGCGTGGGTTTTATGGAAAAAAATTCGCTGATCAATGGGCAGGCGTAGATCCTAAGGATATCGCTGAATCAATGGTTGAGTGCTTTCAAGGATTAACAGCAGAAGATTTCAAACGTGGTGTAACCAAGATGATGAAATCAACATTCTGCCCGTCAATTCCAGAGTTTCGTTCTTGGTGTGAGCCTAAAGCATCAGATTGGTTAGATTCACATGAAGCTTGGGCAATTGCTAAAAACTCAATCGAATATGGCACTGGTCGTGAAATGACTGTGGTGTGGACTGAGCAAGCAGCTAAAGCATTTGAGAAGTGTGCTGACTTGGTTGCAACTGGCGACAAGTTCCAATTGGCAGAAGCTAAGAAAATCTTCGTGTCTATCTATGAACGCTTAGTGACAGAAGCAAAGGACCAAGGTTTAAAGCCAATTTACAACGTGAGTTTAGGTGTAGATCCAGACCAGCGCATTACTGCAATTAAACAAGCAGAGGTTGCAGGCTTTCTCTCTACACAAGAAACGCAGCTTCAACTTGAGCACAAGCAAACCAAGGAAGAGCAGCAAGCAGATGCAGAGCGATACAAAACGATTGCACAGAAAGCAATTGCTGAGTTACGCGAAAAACTAAAGATCCAAGAACCAGTCAACAAAATGGCTGAGGAAATCAAAGAGGTTCAGCCTTGGGAACTCAAACCCGACACTGAATATTGGCCCGATCCATTCGACCAGAAAGAAGACTTCAAACAAATGCTTGAAGCCGATGGTCTTAAGTTGCCTTTGGCGTTGAGAGGTGCAGCGTGACTCTAACTGAAATTAAATTCCGATTAATCACAATCGCGGAAAAAAGAAACCGACCTTACTTCGACATGATCGTGGTTAAAGAAGTACATGAGGCATTCAAAAACAACACCTACCACGAATTAAAAAATTACGTGCTTGCTGAAATGGAAGTTTCTGTTTTGAACATGGTGGAGTTAGGCAGATGAATTACAAAGAAATGATGGCACTACGCTGCGCTTACAACCATGGGTTAAAAACAACCGAGACAAGAGCGGCTGCATGCTTGTATATCAAGCTTAGACGTGCAGGGAAGATTGAAGAGTTCAAAGCTGAAAGCATGACTAAACGTTACAAGCAAGCAATGGCAGACCACGAATCAATATACGGAGGCGGGGATGAATAGTATCTGGTTTACGTTGTTCTTCTGCTTATGCTGCTTCATTTGGGGTTGTGCATATTCGTATAGCAGTTGGATTGAGAAAGCAACTAATGGCCAGCCTTTTGAATCGAAAGGCAAGGTCTACAAAATCATTGAATTGGATGTTGTGGAGAAAGGAGCCAGCCATGAGTGAGTTTAAAGTCGGGGATTGGATAGTGCGTACAGACAAACGCACTGAATCTATCTATCAAATTACAAGTATTCAGGAAGGCCTAATCAAATGCACTTTCAAAAAGAATGGTGAAGACTGGAGGCTTCATACAACCAAGGGTGAAATCGAACATGCAACACCAGAAGAAATCGCATTAGGCCACCGCATTGATAAACCATCGGACTCGAGGGAATTAGAAACCCTAGACAAACCAGAAAACCACATTTCGCCTAATTGTAAAGTTGAGGATGTTTAAGATGAGTGGATTTGAAGAGTATTACAAAAACAGCGAATGGTTCGGAACGTACGAGTCAGATTTAATGATGAAAGAAGCTTTTGAGGCTGGTCAGCAGTCAA